GTTGCATTGATAAAAGCTAAAACAGACTTACTTAATTTTACGGGTACAGATATTAAAGCAACCTTAGACGGTGAAGAAGTTGTTACAGATACAGCGAGTAGAGATGCAAGTAAAGCTGATGTAAGCGGTTTAAGTACATTTGACCCAAGTACGCAAGATGTAAACACTAATAATTTAAGTAGGGAAGCAAGCAAAGCAGACACTACAGACTTAGCGACTAAAGATAATCAAGAAATAATAAATAACGGTGTAAAAAAATCTAGTTTAATAATACCACATAATGAGGACACTCAATAATATAGATAAAATTTATACAATATTGTCGTTTAATAAATTTTACTTATCTTTACAAATGTGATTACACCTATATAAAATTAAATATGGATTTTAAACAAATATCATTAGATTTGAAAGACCTAGACGATTCTCAGGGAATTGTTACTGCTTACGCTAACGCTTACGATTTTAAAGATAGCGATGGTGATATTTCGGCAAGAGGTAGTTTTAATAAAACAGTATCAGAGAACTTTAAGAGGATTAGAGTTTTAAAGGATCACAACCCTAGAGAAATGGTCGGTGTGCCTTTGAATATAGACCCTAATGACTCTTATGGATTGCTTACAACTACCAAGTTCAATATGAATAAGCCTTTAGGGAAGGATATGTTCACAGATGTTAAACTAATGCATGAATCTGGCTTAAACGCTGAGTTAAGTATTGGTTATCAAGTATTAGGTAGAGATAGTAAAAACAAATCAATAATTAACGAGTATAAGTTAATGGAATACTCTTTTTTATCTAGTTGGGGTGCTAATGAATTAAGCACTGTACAAGGTATTAAGGGGATTAAATCTCATTACGGAATAATGGAGTTGATAGAGAAATCTTATAACTTAGATTATTCAGACGATAGATTAAGACAAATAGAATCAATGCTAAAAGCACTTTCAGACAAAGAGCCGTCAGACACTGACACTTCTAATGATGAGCCGCTAACAGAAGAGCAAAAGAATATAAATATTATTAACGAATTTAGAAAAACACTAAGAAAATGAGTTTAGATGCAGAATTAAAACAAATGAGTTCTGATTTAGAAGGTAAATCAAAAGAACAAATAAAAGAGGCTCTAGTAGAGTTCGGAGCAAAGAACCAAGAGGCTATCCAAAAGTCTATTAACGATGCTGCTCAGGCATTTGAGGCTAAATTAAAATTAAGTCAAGACCATATCGACGCTTTAGATATTAAATTACAAGCTAAGACAAAAGGAGAAACTGTTAAGACTACAGCGATGGAGCTTAAAGAACACTCTGTAGAGCTTAAAGCAATGTCTACTAAGAATAGCAATAAAGAGATTTCTGTAAAAGCTGATACAGTTAGGTCTACTATTAATGGAAATCAACAAGCTAGAGAGCTTGATTCTATTGGTCAATTGGCTACTAGAAAACTTACAATGTATGACGCTTTTGTAAAGATTCCTGTTTCTGAGTCTAACAACAACGGGGTTATTAGATATTACGATTGGGATGAATCTACTATCAATAGAGCTGCTGCTATGGTTGCAGAAGGTGGTTCTTTTCCAGAGTCTACTGCTGCATGGGTAACAGAAACTATTTCATTAAAGAAAATTGGAGATACATTACCTGTGTCTGAAGAGTTTTTTGAAGATGAGGCTATGTTTGCTGCTGAGTTAGGGCAATTCCTTAACACAAACGTTAACTTAATCGTAGATGATCAAATTGCAAACGGTCCAGGAACAGGGAACAACCTAAAAGGGTTAATGAACTCTATCCCTACATATACGGCTTCTGCTAGTGGTATTCAAGACGCATCTATTTACGATTTATTCCCAAAAGTAAAAGAAGCTATAACAACTACAGGAGGTTCTAAGTATATGCCTAATATAGCTTTTATGAATATCGCAGACATCAACAAATATAAGTTGAAGAAAGATGCTAATAACAACTATGTAATGCCTCCATTTGTATCAAGAGACGGAGAGGTTATTGATGGTGTAACTGTTATTGAATCTAATGTTATCACTGCTGATACAATGGCTTTAGGAGATAATAGATTTGGACGTATTTACGAAAAGCCAGGAGTAGTATTATCACAAGGTGAGATTAACGCACAGTTTACATCTGACATGACTACATTGAAAGCTAGACGTAGATTGTTATTCTTAATCAGAGGTGCTGACGCTCCAGGATGGAGAAAAGTTGACGGTATTGCTGCTGCATTAATAACTTTAGCGAGCTAATATGATAGAGATAGAATTTACTAAATCTTTTGCTAACAAGGAAAAAGGTGATAAGATATTTATAGACTCGATGATAGCATCTACGTTAATAAACAAACACAAAGTAGCTAAGAGAGTTAAGAAAAGTAAAAAAGACTCTAAATAATAATAACTAGCCTGTCTTTAATTAGGCAGGCTTTTTTAATATAAATAGATGGCATATACGGATATAATATCACTAAACGACGCTAAAACCTATTTAAGGGTAGACGATACTTTAACAGAGGACGACCAATTTATAACTAGAACTATAAACGCTGCATTTAGTTGGATCGAGAAGAGAACAAATCAAATAGTTTCAGCAAGAGAAAAAGAATATGTTTTAATTAATGGCTACACTAGAATATATGACAGCCCAATTAACACAGACTTATCTACTTTAACTGATTACGAATTTACAAATAAGGGTTTGTATTATACGGTATGCGCCAACAGTTTAGACGTGGAAAATGAATTTACTTTAAATATTGGGGAGAGTTTCGCTGATAATGTAGATTTTGAACTTATCAACGTGGCTTATGAAATAATTGAGTACTATTATAACCAAGCTAAAAAGAAACAAGAGGTTAAAGGCATGACTGTTTCTGATTACCTTAGTGAAATGTCAAAAGAGTATATAAACATTAATAGACGCTTTATAATATGAGAGCTAGACAACTTAACAGAAAAATAGAGATATGGCAAGCTAGAAGGGTTAAAGATGGTTCTGGTGGGTCTACAACCTACAATGAACTAATAACTTCGTCTTGGGCAGCCGTTAGAACACACAAAGACACCCGTAGAGATACTGAGGTAGGTGTTAGTGATTATTCTGAAAAGTTGGATATTACGATGCGTTATAGAAACGATATACAATATAATTCTGTTAATCAGTTCTTAATGTATAGAGGGGTAAAATATACTTTTACTATGAGTCCAATGAATATGGATTTTAACGAGTCTTTTATTGTGCTAACAGCATCAAGAGAAAAAACTAAATCGGTTGAGGTATTAGAGCCTATAAATCCAGACGCTAACACTATATTTATTAATTACAAAAATAGAGTTATAGGGGATGGCGGTACGTTTGAGGCTGATGATTGCGTGTTAACGTACATAGAAAACAATATAGCATGAAACTAAACGCAAATGTTGTAGGTGTTAAGGCTTTAGAAAAGAAGTTTAAAAAGTTTGGTATTGAGGGACAAAAACAATTTGAGGATATAACAAAGATTCAAGCTTTAGAGATTCAAGCAGACGCTAAAAGGCAAGCTCCCGTAGATTTAGGTAAGTTAAGACAAGGAATAGTCACAGAAGAAGTAAATAAAACAACTTACATAATTGCAGCTTTAGAGAAGTATTCGGCTTTTATGGAGTTTGGTACAGGTATGCTAACATCGATACCTAAGGGTTGGGAAGAGATAGCTATATTATTCAAGGGTAAAGGAGTGAGACAAGTAAACCTACCAGCTCAACCGTTTTTATATCCTGCATTTATGAAGGGTAGCGATCAATATATAAAAGACTTAAACACAGCGTTGAAACGTTTAACAGATAAATTTAATAAGTAATGGATAAGAATTTACCTAATAAATGGGTTAGGAAAGCTGTTTACGATGCTATAGATGGGATTGTAGTAGATGGTTACGCTATAGAGTGTTTTGACACTTATGTATCGGGTGCTAATCAACCTGACCACTATACAATACTAAGCACACAAACAAGCTCAGTAGATAAGAATAATAAGTGCGAATGGTTTTGGGATAGCTCAATTACAATAGAGGCGGTTACTTATTATCCAAGACCAGGAAACCCAGGAAGTAAACTGCTTGCAAACAATATTATTGATGAGATTAGGTTTCAAACTAATGACTTGGTGTTAGATGCAGCGAGTGATTTAGAGATATTTGTACAAACGCAAGACTTCCCTAACGGGCTAACTATTTCTACGGATCACGAAAACATTTTTAGAGAGTTTATCACAATAAATTTTAGAATTAAATAGATAGAATTTAGAATAACTAATATGTTATAAATTTTGCTTATATTTACATTAAATATTTTTTTAACTTAAAACACAATAAATATGTCTTTCATTAAAGGAGATGCTATTATTTTGTACATATGGGATAATGTTTCAGCCTATAAGCCTGTTGCGTGCCTTACGTCAAATAGTTTAGCACAAACAAGAAACATTATTGAATCACAAACAAAGTGCAATCCTGGAGTTGTCATTAAGGATGCAGGTTCTTTAACTTATGAGATTACATTTGAGGGTAACTACATTGACACAACGTCAGCAGGAAGTACCGATACGGACAAGGTATCACATGACGCTTTAAAGATTCTTTTAGAAACAGGAGCGGCTGAGACTTGGAAAATGGATACGGGATTAGCAGATACTACTGCTTATTACGGGACGGGTATTTTCTCTGACTTAACTTTAGATGCAGCAGCAGGAGATGAACTAGCTACTTTTAGCGGTACGTTATCAGGAAGCGGAGCAATCACAACTACAGACCCTAACTAATAATATATGAAGAGCATTAAATTAGTTATTGCAAAGAAAGAAATTGAGTTTCATTTTGGGCTTGGTTTTTTGGGAGAGTTGCTAGATAGTTTGGATTTATCTATTGAGGAATTAATGGGAGGGTTACAAAAAAACCCTTTTAAACTATTGCCGAAGATAATGCACGGAGCAGCTACATACGCATCATTACGAAAGGATGAGGAATTAGGTTTATCATTATATCAGCTGACCGACCTTATAGATGAAGATGGAGGAATAGTATCTGAAAACGTAAGTAAGTTTTTAGAGGCTTTTACTAAGAGTATGAGTAAAGATGTTCCTAACGAACCAACAACAAAATCCAAGGGAAAGAAGAGAGCGGTTCTACAAAAATAAATTGGTCTGAGGACGTTTTGTCCTTTTCTTTGGGAGAGTTGAATTGTCCGTCCTTAGAATATGTTTACGATATGACTTGGGCGGAATTTCGTATAAGACAATTTGCATACAGACGAATGGATAATTATTCATGGATTAAAGTAAGGGAAATTGCTTATCAAGCTCTAGTAGGATCGCACGCAGACCCAAAAAGACTACCTAAATCTAAAGAAAAGTTTATGCCTTTAGATGATAGGAAACAAAAAGAACTAACAGAAAGGCAGTTAGAGGCTATGAGAAACGCCCAAGCTGTTTATCTAAAAGAAATACAAAAAAGGAATGGCAAGCAATGAGTTAAACGTAAAAATAGGTGCTGATATAGATAACCTAATCGTAGAACTTAACAAGGCTAAAAAAGAGCTTGGTTCATTCTCTAATGATGTAGATTCTTTTAGTAAAAAACTACAAAGAACAGGCGAGAAAATGAAGTCTATAGGTAGTGCTATGTCTAAATACATAACATTACCTTTACTTGCTTTAGGTGGTGCTGCTTTAAAAACGGCAGGAGACTTTGAGAAATTAGAAACCTCTTTAAGAACTTCTTTTAACGGTAATGCAGAGGCGGCAAGAAAAGCCTTTAAAGTTATTACTGATTTTGCAGCAAAAACACCGTTCCAGGTTGAGCAGGTTGCAGATGCTTTTATAAAACTTAAAAACTTAGGATTAGACCCAAGCGAAAAAGCGTTGACTGCTTACGGTAATACTGCGTCTGCTATGGGTAAATCACTTAATCAAATGATTGAGGCGGTTGCTGATGCGAGTACGGGAGAGTTTGAGCGTTTAAAAGAGTTTGGTATTCGTGCAAGTAAGCAAGGCGATCAGGTTTCGTTTACTTTTAAAGGCGTTACCAAAACAGTTAAAATGGAGTCAGCGGCTATTGAGGGGTACTTGATGAATATCGGTCAAACTGATTTCGCAGGTGGTATGGAGGCACAAAGTAAAACCTTTTTAGGGCGTTTATCTACCTTAAAAGATAGTGTTTCTTTATTACTTAAAGACTTTGGAGATATAATGATGCAGTATGTAAATCCTGTTATTGATACTATATCTGATTTAGTTAGAAAATTCGGTGCATTATCACCACAAACAAAGAAAATAATAGTAGTAGTTACTGCTTTTGTGGCTGCTTTAGGTCCTTTACTTATAGGGTTAGGGTTTTTATCTACAACTATACTACCTGCATTGATTGCAGGGTTTGGAGTGTTGTTGTCACCTATTACTTTGGTTGTTGCTGCTATCATAGCTTTAGCGGCTGTTGTTTACAAGAACTTTGATAGTGTAATAAATAAAGTATCTGAGTTTTATAATTCTTTTGTAGACGTATATAACCAAAGCGTATTATTAAGGGGTATTATAGCAAGCGTAGCAGCAACGTTTAAAATACTTTGGATTAACGCAAAGTTAGCCATGGACAACGCTTGGGCTGTAATAAAAGGATTTGGTAAAAACGTTGTAGAGTTGTTTAGCAATATAGTAACTATTATAGCAGGTGCGTTAACCTTTGATTTAGATAAAATAAAAAAAGGTATTAGCGGTGTTAAGAGTGTAATATCTAAAGGTTTTTCTGAGATATCAGAAGAGATAAAAGGCAACATAACTAAAGCAGGAAACGATGTAGCGGTTGTGTTAGGCGAGGCTATAGATTCAACTATAAGCGGACATTTAGAACACAAAACACCCGAACAAATAAAAGAAAGTTTGTCTAACATGGCAAACAACGTAGGAGAGTTTGCTAAAGGAATAGGTGAAAAAATAGCCAATTCTTTAGGGTTAGGATTTTCGGGAGGTGAGGAAAGCGGCGGAGATACAAGTATAGGTCTTAGTAATGTTGTTTCTACAGAATCAGATAAAGTTGTAGAAGAGTTAAGTAATCTTAACAACCAAGCGAACGACATAATTAGCAACGGAATAGCAGGAACATTTGATGGGTTAGTAGACGCAATAGGAGGTTCTTTATCTAATGGTGGTAATGTTTTAAAGTCAACAGGAGCTGTTTTATTAAGCTCTTTAGGTAGTATTGTTTCTCAATTAGGTAGAATGGCAATAGGTATAGGTATAGGTATAAAGGCAATTAAAGCGTCTTTGTCAACTCTTAATCCATTAGCCGCTATCGGTGCGGGTGTTGCTTTATTAGCGTTAGGTTCTGCTTTCTCTGCGGGTGCTAAAAAACTAGGTTCTTCTGGAGGTGGAGGAGGTTCTGATGTAAGTATTCCTGCAAGTTCGGGTAGTACTGGTCAATCTTCGTTTAGTGGAAGTAGCCAATCATCATTTAGCGGTAACTCTAATAGTTTACAAAACGTTGTTTTTGAGATTCAAGGGACAAAGTTAGTAGGTGTATTGAGTAATACATTAAATAGAAATAGAAGTTTAAACGGTACTTTATCAATTAACTAGGATGGCAAACAGTTTTTATACAATACAACTAACAAGCAATAATCTAGCAGGTAACTTTTTAA